TCTGTGCGTAAGCATTTACATATTCTGCCAGTTCTTGGTAAGAACTTTCAATATAAGGTTCAAGTTCCATTTGACAGATCTTGTCAAGGAACCCCACAATTTTCTGATCAACTTTCTCTCTTCCCTGGTATACACGTTCAACCAGATCGCCCAAATTAAGATACATTGAATCAGTATCACAAGCAATAACATAATCAACTCCATCAGTTTTTAGAATCTTATTAAGGTATTGATTGGTCTTCTGTTCAATCCAACGAATTGAAAGTTGACCAGAAAGAGTAATTGCTTCAGCAATTTCAAGTTTGTAATAACGGAAGTGCTCGTTACCAATAGCACCATAAGCAGAGTTGAGTTGAATCTTACGTGCCATCTGAATATTATTACAGCGGGCGATCTCTTTCTTCAATTCTACTGATGGATTATTTTCGTATTCTTGCTTTGCTTTAAGCATCTTCTTTTTGTAGATGACTCGTTCTTCATAGATCTTCTCCATGAGTTTAGGCAAGAACCCTTGATATTCTGTTGTATAGTATGTGCCGTTAGCACACAGAGTTTGACCTTGCAAATCAGAAGTATCAATTTCTCCTTCAAGAAGTCGGTCCACATTTGCATTGGGATGGCGATGTGGCAATAGAGTTTCAGGAGAAATATTATACTGCATAATCAGGTGAGGATACAGGGAGTTAAGGTCAAAATTAACTACCCAATCATACATTCCTGGTTTAGGTTCTTTCACAAATGCACCAGCATACTTAGCAGATTTGTGACTTTCTTTCTTGGGAGGAATAACAATCTGCTGATCATGAAGATACACATAGATGATGTTATCCCACATACGAACCTGAGAATATACATCCTCATAATTCACCTTAGCATCATATGCCATTGTAACTGCGAGTTCAAGAAGTTTCATCTTGTCATCGAGTTTATCTACAAGGCGAACGTCATGGATGTTATACTCTACAAACTTCTGCCAGTTGTGTGTATAGAATTCTTTAAAAGTATCATACTCACTATGATCAAGTTTCTTTTCACCAAGTTCTACTTCACAGATATGATCGAGACGATATGACTCTTGATTAGTATAAGTGAATTTACGATACAATTCAAGATAGTCAAGCGTTGCAATACCACTAATGTCATATGCAATTTGCTTGCGACCTTTGATAAAGATCTCTCGACATAGAGTAGTTCCCCAAGGAGAAATCAAACGGGTTTCTTTTTCTCCAAGAATACGTTCAACTCTACGAAAGATATATGGCATATCAAATAGTTGAACGTTCCATCCAGTAATAATGTCTGGATAGTTAGCAGACCACCAGTGAAGAAATCCTTGCAACAATCCTGTTTCAGTTTCAAAATGCATGTACTGAACATTTGGATCATTGTTACTAAAAGGTCTTGCACCAAATACAATGATGCGACCCATAACACTATCCTTGACACTGATACAAAGAATCTCTTGGTCAGCAGATTCAATATCAGGGAATCCATTCTCTGCACCAGTTTCAATATCAATAGTAAAGATACGAATCTGATTCATATCAAACTTGATTTCTTCATCAGGATACTCTTCAAGAATATACTGATTTAAAAATCTTGTCTGACCATAGATTTGAAAGTCCTCGATCTCACCATGATCTTCAATGAATTTCTTGGCATCTCGAATTGTTCCCTGTTTCACTGGACGAACATATTTGCCGTCCAGTGTTTTCCATTCTGATTCTTTTGCTGAAGGAAGAAACAGGGTTGGATTATATTTAATTTTATCCTGAAATTGTTTACCATGCTCATAACCACGTACTAGAATGTTACTTCCAGATTGTTCAACGCTGGTATAAAACTTCATGCTGTTTCTTCTTCAATAAGTTTTTGATAAGAGGATAAAAGGAAAGTGTCTGGTTCTGTAAGCACAGTTATATCAGACGAGCGAACAACAATCTCTCGCTCATCACAATGAAGTGGCCAAGGACCAAGGCACTCTCCTGCTACCTGATACGGGTATTTTAGCACACAGTCAGGATCCCCAAACTCTACGTCAGGGATCTCTGTGATATTTGTAACAATCCAGTCACCATCAAATTTAATTAATTTAATCATACCACAGCTTCAACTTCTTTTTGAGATTCTATAACTTTTGTATACTCTTCAATTTTTGCTTTATACGCTTCAGCAAGACCAGCATCTGGACTACCAATTGCTAAAACTCCATCATATGGAATCCTAAACTGAACGTCAGTTGCATATGGACACCACTTACCAAATTTAACTTGGAGATCTTGATCTTGTTTTTTCTTATTCTCCACAAGAGATAACTCATACGGATGATTCATAACAAGACAAATACCTTTTTGATTTTCTCCTTCCCCATCAAATGCTTCTTGAAGAACAGTAATAAGTTTTTCCCCTGTTTTAAGAACTACAATAGATGGATTAAGTTTGGGTGCTTCAGTTGTCATTTTCAGTTTCCTCTTGGTTTTCAATTTGGTTTGGTTCTGCTCCGCCATCAATAGGATAATATGGTTTTACTACATCAATATACCTTTTTAAAATAGGTTCTGTAGGATCTCCCATAGTCATCACTTGCTCAAACGGCATTCGATAAGCAAAGTTTTTTGTAAATGGCATTAAAGCCGTAAAAACAATTTTTGGATCTTCTGGTGTGCTTCCTTCATCAAAGGAAACTACAAAAGGAACTTCAAACAAAAAGCAATACGGAGTATTGTCATCAGTTTGTAATTCACTTACCCTAGCAATTACTTGTAGGTCATTTTTCAGAAGAACTATTTTAATAGATTCCATAGTTCAAATTATATACAAAGACATTATAGCACACAAAGTAAAATGGGGCAAGTTGCTGATACTGACCAGCTTGCCCCCATGTGCGCCGACGATACGATTTATTTATTCAGTAAGAAGTTGTTGCTTACCAGATCCAATAGTATAAGTAGTTCGTTTCTTTTCCTCTGGAATAATCTTCTCTAGTGAGATCGTCAATAATCCATCCACATATTCTACAGAGGATACTCGCACATCGTCTGCGAGTTGCCATGAGTGATTAAAGGAACGTTTCGATAATCCTTTATGCACATACACTCGTTCAGGATCTCGTCTTTCAATTCTGGAGGCAACTTTGAGAATGTTTTGTTCAGTAGAGACCTCGATCTCTTCTGCTTTAAATCCTGCCAGAGCGACTTCGATTTCGTAATTAGATCCATCGTGTTTGATTAAATTGTAGGGTGGATAACTGGTATTATGTCCAGACATTGCCTCTAGACGACTGAATACGTCATCTAGACCTACTGAAAATGGGGAGTAAATATCCCAAGTATATTTATTAGTCATGATTTTCTCCTTAAATAAGCGAGTTTGAATTAGGATCTCGTATGAGCATCCGTAACGCATGGGCGGTTGTTTAGACCAATTACCCATCAAAATTATATATCTTAAAACTAAAAATGGCAAGGTGTGGAAACCTCGCCATTTATTATACGGTCATCAGTATCTCGTATCCTTGTTTTCGATACCAATCAAGATGTGCTTTACCCCAAGGAATAGTCAACCACTTAACTTTCTTGTCAGGTGTTAACACCATCAGGGTAAGCATTCTCATTCTTCTGTTTTCTTCCGTCCAATATTATACTTGCTCTCAAGAGTCCAATCATCTTTATCTTTGAATGAAAGAACTTTAATCTGATTGAGAGGTGCTACATCTTCAATCTTTTCTGGAGTAACTACATCAATCAGTCCCCAGTCAGAAAGAAGTTGAATAATACGGTTACGGCGTTGAACATCATTCAAAGAAAGATTGGTCTTCTTTCCATCAAGAGCAAACAACTCTTTAAAGTGAACGATGTAATACTTACCTTGCTTGTGGAGAATGTGACAGGATTGATAAAGCTTACGCTCCTTTCTTGAAGCAACTCCAATACGAGTGAGGGTCTCACGAACCTTAAGAAAATCATCAGGTTGACCCAGAGCAACTTCTACCATGTCAGATTGTTGCCATTTAATTTCAATGTCAGTTGTCATTTTGTTCCGCCTTTATTCAACGCTTGTTTAATTTGATCAAGTTGTTCTGTCGTGAGAATCCTCAACGCTTCCAGAGATTTGGCGTGGTTATAACCATAATACTCTTTCACCAATTCAAGATGCTCAAGTGTTTGTTTTTTAATCCAGGGAGAAAACCTCTTCCTTGGCTTCAAACTATTTATATAAAAGTCATACTGCATCTTCTTATCAAGATCAGAATACTTATTCATCTCGTTTGCATACAAGACAGTATCAGTGTGATAAGACAAACACTTATTAATGATATAAGGCGGATATCCTTTAACAGCATCAGGATCATCCATAATATTTTTCTTGGATTGATTGATGCTATAAAGATAATCTTTTAATTCAAACTTCATAATCAGGTGGATGGTACTTTAAAAATTCAAGGAAGGTCATTTTCATTTCCTTTTGCGTCATACCACAATGAATTGCAGCAAAAGGAAGATTCATTGTGGCACGAAACAATCCCCAATTTGCTTCCGCTACATTTTCAGGTGTTGTTTTTACTTTCATTTAAATTCACAACTCATCATAATTTCAGTAAGACATGCTAAGAGATTAATCTCTTGATCAGCGACAAAAGAAATTTGATACTGATACTTAGCAATAATCAAAACTGCTTCGGGAATAGAAACGGATTTAAGATTATCATAAAGAACATCATAAATCCTACGCATGACAATATTAGGATCATTATCAATGTTTTCTGCAACCCACTTCTTGACGTTAGTAAACTCTTTATTTTTTAAAGACCTAAGAAGATCATCAATCGTGATATCTGCTACGTCAACAAGAAC